GCGGACTGCTTCTCTAGCTTTCTTAGCCGCTTCCCGCGCCTTTCTTGCATTAATTGCTTTATCAGCAATAATTTTAATATCTTTTTCATTTACCAATAACCAATTAGCAAGGCTTTCCGCAAATGCACTTGTTTCTGCTTTTGTATCAATCTTAGTTATACGGCTTTTAACTTGAGCATCATATCCAACAGAAGGAGCAGTATAGTTAAATACTAAATATAATCCTTCTTGAATATCATCACCTGTGAGGTTTTCATCTTTCTCTTTTAACCAACCTTTTTCTCTGAAAAATTTATTCATTTCTCTTGTTAAGGTCGTCTTTAACTGAGTAATATGAGCACCTGTATCAGTTAAACCTGTATTAACATAAGGTACAATAGTAGAAGAATAATTACTTGTATAAGTCATTACAAGATTAAGTGCATATTTATCACTTCTACTATTAACTTCTAATCTATTATCAATAATTTCTTTATCTTTAACAGCGTCATCAACTAAGTCATTTAAACCTTTAACTGATTTAAATACTTCATCAACTCCATTATATGTAAGATTAATAATTAATCCAGGACATAAACAACTTACTGTTTTAAATAAAGAACGAATTTTTCCAATTTCAACTTCAGTATGAGTGAAGAATTTTTCTGAAGGTTGCCATGAAACTTCAGTGCCTGTTTTTGTGTTTGGATATTTTTTAATATCTCCAGTATATCTTTTATCAAAAACACCTTCTTTAAAATGGATTTCCTCCATTTTTCCATCTCTACATGTGGATACTATTAACCAATGACTTAAAAATGTAGTAATTTTACTACCAATACCAAATGAGCCAAGTGATGTTCCTTCATAGCTACCATCTTCACGATATTTACCCGAAGTATTTAATACGCTAAATGCAGCTTCAAGGATTGTTTTGCCATCATCGCGGAAACTATTGGGAATAAAACCTTGTCCATAATCTCTTACTGTGATAATATCTTTATCTATTTTTACATCAATTTGTGATCCATGACCTGCATTGTGCTCATCTACTGTGTTAGAGAATATTTCTATTAACAATTGAGTTGAATAAGTACAATCACCTGCATAAACTTGCGGGCGCAGCCTTGTGAATTCAAGGGGAGACAGGGATTCTATGGATTGTTCTGTGTATAAATTATCTTTGCGTTGATTATCCATTTTCTTATCCTTTCTTTTTTCTTATATTTATTATATCATAAATTTTTTCAGAAGTCAAATTTTTATTTCTGTGAGTGAGTTTCTAGTGAGTTCTAGTTCAATTGAAACTAATCATTCGATAAAATTTGAACCCTTTTGCAAGAAAATGGCTATAAAATTTATAAATAAATAAAAACAATAAAAAAAATGCGGAAGATGAGTTAGACATCTTCCGCATTAAAATCAATCATTATTCTTCAATATCGTCGTCTTCTTCATCATATCCAAAATTATCATCATCATCTTTAATTTGAAATAATTGTTTATATACTTGGTTAATACCTGTTGCAGCAAAACCACTTGCAACACCAACCGCAATTGCTGAAATAATATCTTCAGCCGGGAATTTAGGCATTCCAATTGTAAATGCTACTGCACCAAGAATGCCTCCAAAAGCACCACAAATAACAGGAATAAACTTGTTATTGAGAGGTGTTACTTTTACAATTTGACCAATAAGATAGCAAATAACTATCAAAGCTGGCACTGTAATAAATTCAAGATTCATATATAGCCTCCTTTAAATTGTTGTTTCTAAAGTTTCTGTTACTGTATCAGTAGAGTAAGGATCTGTAATTCCAACAGTACAGGTAACTTGTCCATGCCCAGAAACTTTTACTTCTGATGTAGTACCTGATGCAATTCCTCCCCATAAATAAGAAGCAACTGTATAAGCTGGCGAATCAGAAGAAACAATACTCATTTTAGATGCTTTCTTTCTCATATATAAAGTACCCATAATTTCACCTGCATGAGAACAAGAGCAAGCATATTTAGTAGTTGTTCCAGTTTGAACATTATGATAACAGGTTCCACCAGATCCTGAATCATGAGAACCGCATCGAGAACATTTTTTAGTATAAGATGTTCCATGATAAGAACCGTCTACAGAACAGATCCAATCATGTTTTACTTCTTCATATGAATTTGCAGCTCCACAAAAAGGACAGGTTCCTCCTTGCACTATCCAATCCATGGTCGCATATGCACAATTTTTATATTCATAAACAGGAGTACTAACAGCAGTAGTATAGCATTTACCACTTACACTTGCATATTCAACACCAGATTCTGTGGAAATGCTTCCATTGTGTCCATGAGCGTGAGATACTTCTATTTCATCTGCTGATGTTTCTCCTGCGGTAGGCTTTACATTTCTACAAAAATCTCTAAAACCTTTTGCCATTTTTTCCTCCTTTTCTTTACAATTGCTGAGCTAATGCAGCAATTTGTGATCTATGTATAACTTTAAGTGTTGCTTCCCCATAAAAGTCAGCACCACGAAATACTTGACTAACTCGTTTCATTCCATTGCGGGATCCCGCATACATACTCATATCAACTTGAGTATTGTCATCACCATCTATGATGCATAAAGAATCTTCACCAATTCTTTGTAATGCAAGTCTCATGAGTTCAATATCTAAATTTTGTGCTTCAGAAATATAAATTGCAGCATTCATATTTGTAGTATCATAACCACGAATATCACTCATTGGAAGAAGAACTAATTTTCCTTTATTAATTAAATCTTCTACCATAAATCTATCTCCAAGTTTGCTTTCAAGTAAATTACCTATTTGACTATCAAGTAATTTTTCAGTGCGGGAACCTGGGTAAAAGCCTAACTTAGCGGACCCTTTTGTCGCAACGGTGTTACAGAAAATGATAATTTTATCTATCTTTCCTCTTTCTAAAAGTGAGAACATGTGTCCGAAGGCTAAGTAGCTTTTACCTGAACCAGCGGGTCCCCGCAGCATAGTAATTTGGTTATTTACTAAACTATTTAAAGCAATTTGTTGATAATCGTCTTTAGGAATTACTTTACCAAAATAAGAGGATTCTGCAACTAAGTATTGTACTTTTACATATCCTCCGCAAGACCATCTATATTTATCAATAATTTTACCTGATGGATCTATAATTAGCAAGTATTCATTATTTTCTAATTGATAAGGATTTTCATCGTTTTGTAAAATTTCATTATAAAAATGAGCTAATTCTTCATCATTCATGCATACTTCTTTATATCCAGTATATGAATCATTTACTTCTGCTTCTCTTGTAAATTCCACAGGAATAGACATAGATTTAGCAATTGCTTTACAAGCTAAATCAGAAGTAATGAAAAGAATATCTTGATGAGTTTGATAATAATTATAAACAGACGCAAGAATACGGCTGTCATTATTGTTTAATAAACCAAAATTTTTGATAACTTCATCATCTTGATTACTATTGTATGAAATAATATCATACTGTTCTTCATTTTCTTCAAGCAAATGTAAAATTTGTCTAGCTGCCCATTTCGTTTCTTCATCCTTGGTTCCAGAGGTTTTTATCTGTTCTAATTCTGTGAGAGTTATACTAGAGATTAAAAACTTGGATACAAAAATGCCACTTTGGAGTTCCAAAGCGGCACAGGTGTCATAAATTTTTACCATCAAATTTCCACCTTTCATATTAGAATTTATTTCTATAAATGATATGAAAATTATGGTTATTTAATTAATCTTTTTTGTCCTTTTCGTGAATTTTATTCACTATTATATCTCTAATTTTAATATCTTCCTCAAGAGTAGACATGAGATTGTTAATTACTTCTGCAATTTCATTAACTCTTTTGATATGTCGATTTAGCTGACGATACATAGCGCGGGCGGTAGGGGAACTTTTATCGAATCCTTTATACTGCTCGCAAGCCCGCACAAATTTTCTACATTCTTCACATTTTTCTTTTTCAAGTTTACGCTCATATTTAAGTGCTTTAATAGTAGCACGAATTTCCGCATACTTTCCGCCAATAATTTCAGATGCTCTATCTTCATCATCTGGATGGAGTCTTGCATAACCTACAAATCTTTTATTTAGATGTTCTATTACAACAACAGATAAATAACCACCATCATATCCATGACTAATAAATTTCATATATTAAACTCCTTTTGTATCTAAATAATCTTTTATATCAATTATAATCACATCTATATCAATAGGTGTGTTATTGTGTGCATCTAGTTCACAATGGTAGATAAGACCTTTATCCATATTTATCCAAGGATCTTGAGTATGATAATGTCCACAGAGATTTATCATTCTACGATTAAGAGGTTTATCTTCATCAAAATTTGAACTAAGACAAGGATAATGACTAAGATAAAAATGATAACCCTTATAGTTAAGGAATTTACCTTCACATACTTCAACTACATTGTAACAACTCTTATAGAGATCCATGCGGGAAGTGCTATCATGATTGCCGCGTATGATATGGATATTGCCCTTCAAAGACTTAAGACAACGAAGCCCTTCTGCGTCATCATTAAGCATAATATCTCCAAGAACATAAATATCATCGTCTGGAGTTATTACTGAGTTCCAATTACTTATAATTATTTTATTCATTTCTTGCACATTTTGGAATCCTCTAGGCGCATAAATAAATTCCTTATTATGGCAGAAATGAAGATCTGAGGTCACAAATATTCGACCCATAGTTAATCACCTACTTTTCTATAATATTATATCTTACTTTTCCATTCTCTTCTTCATAAATGTAAATATGGTCAAATCCTTCTTCAAGAGTAGGAAAAGTTAATTGAGAATACATATTTTTAATTGCGGTTTCAGGCACTAAAGCAAGTCCTTCCCGCAGATTGTTTCTTTCTATTGCAGTTTTTACATCTGTATTAATTAATATTGCATTTATTTCAACATCTTTTAAATGTTCTCCTAATGCGCGGAGGATTTTACCTCTTGATGATTCATTAATATGAGTTGCATCAAGAATGGTATCAGTATTATTTTCAAGAGAATTAATAGACTGATTAATGTATTCTGCCCAAACCTCTTTTTCTTTTGAGAAATATGCATCTTTTTCTCCAAGTAATGCGAATCTTATAGCATCGCGGGAGATGATTGCCATATTTTCAGAAAAATAATGTTTATGGGTCTTGATCCAAGTACTTTTACCTGATCCCGGGATCCCGCACATCAGCCAAAGTCTGTGTTTTCTCAATTTGTCCATTATTAATCAACTCCTTTAACTTGCCAAAAGGCATTTTTCTTTTACCATCTTCAAAGTTACCATATTCAAATTCTAATTTAAAAGATTCATAATCATACTTTGTAAATGGTTTTATTTCACAAAAATTTACTTCTTCTTTACAATTAAAACAATATAATTTTTTAAGATGCCCAGCTTCTCGCTCAGCCCCCTTTTTTCTCCATACAGGGATCCCTTTTCTGCCACATTTAGTACAGTAAAATTCGCTCATAGTAAGATTTGGCATGGGTATCCTCCTTATAATTCAGCTAATGCTTCTTCCATTAATGCTTTATGTTTCTCAAGAACTTCCAAAATATCATTCTTTAAAGTATCATTATGAACATGATAAATAGACATATCATTTGAACTGCCATTATAAGCATTTCTATCATAGTAAGATATGCTAGCATATCCTGTGGTGCTTTTTGTTTCAGTAAAGATACTTAATCTTTTTACTGTTCTTGATGCAAATCCCCATCTGTTTGCTTTTTTAATGTCTTTAATAATTTTGTCAATTTCATCAATTTTTTCTATTAAATCTTTTGCCGTATTTAAATCTTCTTTTCTCATAAAACATCACCTTCTTTTTTATTTTATATAAAAATTATAACATATTTTTTTTAAAAAATAAAGGACGGGCGCGGACCTAGACCCGCGTTCCCGCATGTTTTATAAAAGTTTGCCCCACTGTTCAGCCATTGCTCTTGCAATTCCTGGAAATGTTTTACTTCTAATTATACTTCTTTCAGCATCACTATGAGTATTCATAAAAGCATCATAATACCATTTAGGTTGACGTACCTTTTTACCTGTTTTCTTATTAATCCATTCCGCATACTCTAATTCTGGCTCTATTGTAACTTCAGGTACAAGAGGAGGAAGATTTTTCAGCCATAAACAAGTTCCTTTAGAAAAGTTATCTCCAAACATCCAAGGGTGAATTTTTTCATCGCACTTGCGGGGAAGCCCATACTTAGAACAGAGATCCGGGAACCACCGCTTGATATATTCTCCACCTATAATATTTACAGGATTTTCTACGGCAATTTTATCACAATCTGCATTTAACATAGCAGCAAAAAATTCGATACCTTCCCGCTGTCTACCATCTTCTCTTTTTTTAGCAAAAGAAGGCGCACCACTTACCGCCAAATGTGTGCAAGGCGGAAATGCAATAATCATATCCCATTTCCCGCTTATACAATGCTCCACGCCATCCATGGTTACAAAATGGCAATTACCATTTAAAAGAGGTAAAACATCTTGTTTTATGTGCCATTCTGGATGTCCGCCTGAGCAGTCCATAATATCACAACTATAGGCTTCAATACCCATTTTTCTTAATTCAATAGTTACAGCCTGTGATTCTTCGCAGGCTACTAATACATATTTATTCATCCTTTTCTCCTGTTGTT